AAAATTAATTGCACAGGGCAGAACAGCATACATTGATGCTGGAAAAACCATTATTACAAACCCAGATTATCATTCAGCAACATATTTGTGCTTGGCTGAAATGATGCAAGTTAGAAAACGCTATTTGATTGATAATGTAATGTATGAATCGGAGCTTTCTGGCAAAAAAAGAAAATCACTAGTTGATTTTATGGAATCAAAAGATCCTAGAACTTTGATGCAGTATGCTTTTCCTGAGCACGATTCTCTGGCATTATATGCCACAATAAAAACTATGATGGCACTAGAGTCTGGCGCAGGTGAAAATGAAGTAAAAACAAGATTTGTTTGTTGGTTTGATTCTTAATAATAGGAGAATAATTATGATTAAGTTTAACATGGCATTAATGAAAGAGGCAAAGAGTTTGTTTCCTGATGCAACAGATTTACATGAAATGATGCGAACTGGAAACAGAAAGTCTCTTGATTATGTTCAAATGAAAATAGGCTTTATGGTTGATGAAGATGACATCATCCGAGCTTTTAGGAACAAGAAAGAGTCCAAGTTACTAGATATGGCAAAAAGAGCAAAGGCTATTCGAGATTTGTATCAAAAGATGTTTTTTGTTGCGGAAGCACACGACACAAAAACAATGGAAAAACTAGATATTCAGGATTGTATGTAATATGAACGACGAAAACACCAGGAGAATAATTGCAGCATGTCCTTCTTTATATGATTCTATGGAGGAGGAACGAGATAAGATTGGTATACAACCTTTTCATCCTATAGCATTTGGTTTTGAATGTGGTGATGGTTGGGCAGACCTTCTTGTTGAGCTTAGTGAAAAAATTCAGGCCAGACTAAATGAAATGCCAAAAGATGTAGCGAGCGAGTATGTTGCCCTGCAAGTTAAAGAAAAGTTTGGCACACTAAGGTTTTATACATCATACTGTGACGATGTAATAGACGGCTTTATTCGAGAAGCAGAACAAAAATCTGCATGTACATGTGAACAGTGTGGTGCACCTGGCAAAATACGAGGCTCTGTGTGGTATTACACCGCATGTGACGAACACACTAGAGAAGAGGATTTGAATCCATTACCCGAATCTGAGATGCCATAGGAGCCGCTATAAATACACAAGAGATGTGATTAGCGGATTTTATGGATTCAAAATTCTTAGGCAAAGATCAATTCATTTGGTGGAAAGGCGTAGTTGAGGATCGAAAAGATCCTATTATGCTTGGCCGCGTAAAAGTTCGTATCTTTGGCTGGCATTCAGAAGATAAACAAAAAATCCCACCAGAAGAGCTGCCTTGGGCAGCAGTTAGTATTCCATTTGATAATGGCAGAAATCCAGTTGGTTTAAAAGAGGGTGATTGGGTCTGGGGCTTTTTTATGGATGGCCCTGAGGCACAGCGGCCGATTGTATGTGGATACATTCCAGGTATTGATGAAAAGCCTGCCGATCTTAATTTAGGTTTTGGTGATCCTACAAAACCAGAGGATGTTTCTCCCGACACGCATCCTAGGCCACCCGATTTGTCTGCACAAGCATCTGGTGAAGAAAAACAAGATTCTGAAGATTCTGGTGAAGAATCAGAAAAGAAGGGACGATTCTATGATGAGGATAAAGTTCCTGGAAGCACAAGCGTATTTGGTGCTTTGGCAAAAACCTTTGACCCGGAAAATTACAAATACGATCTAAACAAAGATGGCTCGTATGATGCGAACGATGCTGGTCTAATTATACAATCAAATATTGGACTGTTTCGACGAACTGTTTTTGGTGGTGGATCTTCCATTCTGGCAAAAATAGGAATTATATTAGACACAATCTTGAATTTGTTTAATCCTGATGGATCACCAAAAAACAAAGAAGAAATAAAACCCCCCACAGTATCTCCATATCCTTTACAAGATAGATTGATGGAGCCTGTGACATCCAGGCTAGCTAGAAATGAAAACACAGATCAAACCATTGTTGGTCTTAAAAAAGGAATGCTAGAATCAGGTGAAGCTGCCGGATATGACTCATCAGGTGTGGGTTTAGACACAACAGTTGAGCCAACAGCGTTTGAAGAACCTGAAACACCATATGATGCTAAGTATCCATTCAATCATGTGTATGAGTCTGAATCTGGTCATTTTATTGAAGTTGATGACACTCCTGGTGCAGAGCGTCTACATTGGTATCATCGGTCAGGAACATTTAGAGAAATCCATCCAGATGGCACTCAAGTAACAAAGGTAAAAAAGTCTGATTACAACTTTATTATAGAAGATTATTTTTTATCATCTGCAAAAAATATAAACGCTTCAGCAATGGAAGCAGTCAAGATTAAGGGCACTACAGGAATCATATTAAACAGCGGCGCCAATTTAATGCAACAAGTTGGAGAAAATTTAACAACAAATGTTGATAAGGACGCTTATAGTAGAATTAAGGGAGGCACATACTCTCTTATTGAAGATATTTCTATGACTCATGTTGCGGCTGGAGCTTATTTTTGTGTTAAAGATGGTGAATTACACATAAAAGCTGCCAAGTCAATAATCATTGAGTCTGATGAACGGGTACAAATCAAAGCAAAGGATGGAGTTTCTTTGTGTGGACCTGATATTACCATGCAAGGCTTTGGTGGAGGATTCACTACCATAAACATGGTATCATTTGACATCAGAAGTTTATATTTGGTATCACACGTTGCGATTGTTGCAAATCCTATAATACATAGCGAATTTCCGTTCCCAGCAATTCCATCAAAGAATTTAAAAAACAAGGCAGACAATGAGGATTGGTACAAAGAAACAACAGAAGATGCGTCTTTAAAATATGGCTTTTTAATTCCTGAGGGTAAGATAGGTGCTGTATGGAAACCTATATCAGACAGCGATAAAAATCTTGTGACACTATCTGAAGGTATGGGACAGCACAAATTATTTGAAGCAATACCTACAGGTGAACTTGAGCCCGTTTATATTAAATATGCTCATCCTGATGGTGAAATAACTGAATGGGAAGTTGTAAGACCAAAACATGTTCGTGGTGCTGATATAACAAATATGTTTGGTGCCCCTAGAGCAGATGTGTTCTTAGACGGCAGAAGAATGTGGCGTTGGCCAAAGCCTGGAAAAGCATATCCAAAACAACTTATATGGGATATTGTTGGTGTAACAGATAGTCCAGGTGCCGCGACGCCTCTAATTATCTTAGATTCAGCCGTTAGACATCAGTGCTTAACCGCCGCGCAAATGTTTGATAGAATTATTCCAGATTTTGATGTTACTAAGCCAGGTCCTGAAGCTGGGAGCGAAGAGTTAGGCAGCGCATCTCCAAAATTTGGGTATCTGTTTCCCACAGGAGCAATAGGTGATGTGTATAAGCCAACATCAGAAAGTAACGGAAATTTATGTACACTTTCACACTCTGGCTCTAATCATGAACTATATGAAGCCGTAGATACGGGAGAAACAGAGGTGGTTAAAGTTAAATATCTTCAACTTAGTGGAACAACAACAGAGTGGATTGAAACAAGACCTGTGTTTGTCAGAGGAAAACTACTTGATAAACCAGTCACATATACAACATTTGAAGGTGATGGCCGACATCTTTGTCGTTGGGGCAAGCCAGGTTCTCAATATCCAAAAAATATGTTTTTTGTGATAAAGAATGGGTCTGTAGAAAAAGCATCACATTTTATAGTTAATGCAGCCTCAAGACATCAATTTAATGCGGCCTACGATCCAAAAGTTGAATCTAAAGTTGGAAACACCCAGGCGGCAACAACATCGGTTCAAACATCTGAGGAAATAACACAAGCTGAGAGAGATGCTCAGATAACTTCTCGCAGAAATACAATAAACAGCGCCAGAACAGTAAACAGCAAGACGCACGATAACGCACCAGCAACAGTATCAGCGCAAGATAAAAATGTTCGATCCAAAAAAGCATAGCAGATACCAATTTCAAGCAAAGCTGTTAAATAAAGAGCAATAAATATCTTGTATGTTTATACTTGCCTGAATATTCATGGTAGATACTGTCAAAAAAATTGCAGATTTGGATTTTGATTTTGTTCCTCATCCTATATCTGGGGACATAGTATTGTTAAAAGATGCGGATGCTATAAAAAGATCCATTCGCAATTTAATGTTGACTGGCCAGTATGAAAGGTTGTTTCAGCCAAACATGGGTGGAAATTTAAAACAACTCCTGTTTGAACCTATAACGCCACTAACACAACATTCAATAGAGCTTGCTATAAAAGATACCATAACGGCCTATGAACCTAGAGTAAAAATTATTTCACTAAATGTTAATGTTTCACCTGATGAAAATGGATATAGTGTTGTGTTACTTTTTGCTATCGATCAACTATCTGATGTAACAACAGTGGACTTCTTCTTAGAAAGGCTTCGATAATGTCACACAGAAAATTTAATGCACTTGATTTTGATGCGGTAAAAAACAACCTCAAGGACTTTTTAAAGTCTCAAGACCAATTCAAGGATTACAATTTTGATGGAACATCCATGTCCGTATTATTGGACGTTCTTGCATATAATACAACATATAACGGCTTCTATTTAAATATGTTGGCAAGCGAAATGTTTTTGGACAGCGCATCGTTGCGAGAGTCTGTTACATCAAGAGCAAAACATTTAGGTTATGTGCCATATAGTGTAAAAAGTCACAAAGCAACCGTTGACATAACAATTACTCCAGGTTCTTTGTCTATTGCACCAAGTAGAATATACTTGACTCGTGATAACACCTTTGCATCCTATATTAATGGTGGCAGGTTTGATTTTGTTCTTGAAAATCCTTTATTTGTTGAACTGAATTCTTCAGGAAAATACGTTGCTAAAAATGTGTCGCTTATACAAGGAACAAGATTAGTACACAACTATACAGTCGATAACAATTTACCAATCAAACAAAGATATGTAATACCAAATAAAATGGTTGATCTTTCAACATTGGTAATAACGGTAATAACATCTGCATCAAATTCATTAGAGCAAGTGTTTACTATTGCCGATGATGTTAATGTATTGTCTCCTACCACTCCAATATATTTTATTCAACCATATGAAGATGGCTTATATGAAGTTGTATTTGGTGACGGTGTGTTAGGAAAAGCATTAGAAAATGGTAATATTGTAAAATTAGACTAT